TAGTAGAAAAATAAATGATGATCAGATAAGAGAAATAAGAAAACTATATAGTGAAAAACCAAATTTACAGAATGTTGGAATGATTATGAAAAATGGTAAAAAAATGTCATATGTTCAAGCATTTTGTAAGGAATACGCTGAAAAATATAATTTAACGCCTCAAGGATTGAAAAGGATTATTTTAAAAGAGTGTTGGAAAAATGTTTAAACTTAATAAAAACATCGAAGTAAAAACTCCTAATGGATTCAAATCTTTTTCAGGAATTCAAAAAGTTTATAAACCTTTTTATCATTGGATAATATTTGATGATGGATCAGAAATAAAATGCTCCGATAATCATTCTTTCGGAAAAGAAAAAATTAAAGCATCAAAAATTAAAGTTGATGATTTATTGCAAGGAAAAAAAGTAGTATACAATGAAATAGTAGAGGAAGGAATATATCTTTATGACTTACTTGATGTTGGTGAAGATAATCTATATTATTCAAATAACATAATATCACACAACTGTGAATTCTTAGGTTCTGTCAATACACTTATTAATCCATCAAAACTTAGAAATCTTGTATATGATGATCCGATTAAAAGGAATGCTGGTCTTGATATTTATGAACATCCAAAAGAAGAAAATAACTACTTAATTACAGTTGACGTTGCTAGAGGACTAGGTAATGATTATTCTGCGTTTATTGTTTTTGATATCACAAATTTTCCATATAAAGTTGTAGCAAAATATAGACATAATGAAATTAAACCTATGTTATTCCCAAGCATTATTAATGAAGTTGCAAAAGGATATAATGATGCTTGGTTATTGGTTGAAGTTAATGATATCGGAGATCAAGTAGCAAATATCCTTCATTTTGATTTAGAATATGATAATATTCTAATGTGTTCTATGAGAGGTAGAGCAGGACAAATTGTTGGTTCTGGATTTAGTGGTAAAAAATCCCAATTGGGTGTGAGAATGACTGCCGCTGTTAAAAAATTAGGTTGTTCAAACCTAAAGACTTTAATGGAAGATGATAAATTATTAACAACTGACTATGACATTATATCAGAATTAACGACTTTTTCACAGAGACACAATTCTTTTGAAGCAGAAGAAGGTTGTAATGATGATTTGGCGATGTGTCTTGTAATATTTTCTTGGTTGGTCGCTCAAGATTATTTTAAAGAAATGACGGACAATGACGTTCGTAAAAGAATTTATGAAGAGCAAAAAAATCAAATTGAGCAGGATATGTCACCATTTGGATTTATTTCGGATGGTTTGGAAGATATGCATGTGATAATTGATGATGGAACTGGAGATAGATGGATTTCTACATCAAATAATAATGAAAATAATTTTCTTGAGGTATGGAATGTTGATGAGTATGGTGATAGGTCTTATATGTGGGAATACAGGTAATTGAACGGTAGGAAATTATAAATACTTTTAGAATAATTCTGGACTTGTAGGAGAATAAAGATGCCGCTAAATTTAGCATCTCCTGGAATTGTAGTAAGGGAAATTGACTTAACAACTGGAAGAACTACACCATCCTCTAATAAGATTGGTGCAATTGTTGCACCTTTTGCTAAAGGACCAGTAAATCTACCAACATTGGTAGAAAATGAAAATGATTTATTAACTATTTTTGGGCAACCATATTCCACAGATAAACATTTTGAGGATTGGTTAACCGCATCATCATATCTTGCATATGGTGGTTCTTTAAGAGTGGTAAGAGCAAATGATAATTTATTAAAAAATGGATTTGTAGGAACTGCTGCCAGTGTTAAGATTGATAGTTTAGATCATTATAATAACTTAGGTTATGATCAAAATACTCTTGCAGGTGTTGTAGTTGCTGCACAAAATCCAGGATCTTGGTCTAATGGACTTAGAGTTGCAATTATTGATAGTAAAGCAGACCAAACTTTGAGAGGAATTTCAACAGCATCAGTATATGTTGGATATGGAGTAACCCAATCTGTTGTAGGTAGAGTTAATCCCGGAATTGGAACTGCACCAACATTAAATGGTTATTTAAAGGGTATTATCACTGGAATTGGGGTATCTTCGATTGATGTAAAAGTTTTATCCCATGTTTCCGCCGCCTCTACAGAAACTCTAGTAGACTATCAGCAATCTGGTGTGTGGGCATTTTCTTCCTCTGGCGATATTGCTTTCCACCAGAATGGAACTGAAGGTGCTATCTCAACATCAACATACACTTCAAGAGTGGATTGGTTTGATCAACAAACTCTAGGATTAACAACAACAAGTTCACTGAATTGGAATAATATTGCATCAAGACCTGGAACTTCTGCGTATGCCGCAGCAAGAAATTCTAGATTTGATGAAGTTCATGTTGTTGTTATTGATGCTCTAGGATCAATAACCGGAAATGCAGGAACAATCCTTGAGAAGCATCTAAACCTATCTAAAGCATCTGATGCAGAGTTTTCTGTTGGTAATCCTTCTTATTGGAGAAAATATCTATCAGACAATTCTTCGTACATCTTTGGACTTGGAGCACCTACTGGTATTGTAACTACTGGTCTTGCTTCAGCAGCATTTAATTTAACTTCTGACAATGATTGGGATCAAGAAGCAGAAGGAATTATTTTCGGTGCTTCAGGTTCTTCAACAAATGTTTTAACAGGTGGTCTTGATTATTCTGGAAGAACTAGTATTGGATCAAGTGGTGCTCTTGCAGCAGGTCTTTCAAATCTTTCAAGTGGTTATGATGTATTTGAATCTACTGATAATTATAAAGTAGATTTTCTTCTGATGGGATCTGCCGCATATGATATTTCAACGGCACAAGCATTGGCAAATAAAATAATTTCAGTTGCTGAATTGAGAAAAGATGCAATTGCTTTTATTTCTCCATATAGGGGTGCTGCTTTAACAGATACATCTTCACAAACTTCAGTAGTTATTAACTCCGATGCAGATATTACGGAAAATGTAATTTCATTCTATGCACCAATAGCATCATCTTCTTATGCAGTATTTGATAGTGGTTATAAGTACATGTACGATAGATTTTCAAATACATTTAGATATGTTCCATTAAATGGTGATACTGCTGGTTTATGTGCCCGCAATGATATTAATAACTTCCCATGGTATTCGCCTGCAGGAACAACTAGAGGGGCAATTTTAAATGCAGTAAAACTTGCATACAATCCAACAAAATCTCAGAGAGATAGACTTTATTCAAATAGAATAAATCCAATTATTTTCTCTCCAGGTTCTGGAATTATATTGTTTGGTGATAAAACAGGACTTGCTAAGGCATCTGCATTTGACAGAATTAACGTTCGTCGTTTATTTGTATATCTTGAGAACGCAATTTCTCAAGCTGCAAGAGATGCTTTATTTGAATTTAACGATGAAATCACCAGAACAAACTTTGTAAATACAATTGAACCTTTCCTTAGAGATGTTCAATCTAAGAGAGGTATCTTTGATTATGTTGTAGTTTGTGATGAGACAAATAATACTGCTGCTGTGATAGATAATAATGAATTCGTTGCGGACATTTACATCAAACCAGCAAGATCAATTAACTTCATTGGACTAAACTTTGTTGCCACTAAAACTGGCGTTAACTTTGAAGAAGTAATCGGAAACTTTTAATTCAGAGGCTTAAAAAACTATGGCAACCAGAAATCAATTAAATCCACCTCCATTAAGGAAGATTACTGACTTTAAAAGTAAGTTAACCGGTGGTGGTGCTAGGAGTAATCTCTTTGAAGTTGTATTGTCATTCCCAAATATTGCACCAGCAGACATTAATGTTCTAGACAAATCTAGATTTTTGGTAAAGGGTGCAAATTTACCAGCATCAAACGTCAACCCAATCGATGTTCCTTTTAGAGGGAGAACCCTAAAAGTAGCTGGTGATAGATCTTTTGAAAGTTGGACAGTAACTGTAATCAATGATACTGATTTTGCAATCAGATCTGCATTTGAAAATTGGATGAACAAAATTAACAGAGTTTCTGACAACACTGGCGTAACTGATCCATCAGCATATACAGCAGATGCTTTTGTCTATCAATTAGATCGTGATGGTTCTACTTTGAGAGCATATCATTTTTATGATATTTTCCCAACATCAATTGGATCTATTGCTCTTGATTATAACACTCCAAATATTCAGGAGTTTACTGTAGAATTCCAAATTCTCTGGTGGGAAGCAATTAAAGGTAACTCACCTACTGCTGGTGGTCAGGACATTAACTAAATAGTACATACAAATAGTTCAAATTTATAAAATGGCGAAACTTTTTGGTTTTTCGATTGAAGACAATAGTGATAAAAAATCTAAATCAATAGTCTCCCCCGTTCCTCCAAATAATGAGGACGGGGTTGATTATTTTATTCAATCCGGATTTTATGGTCAATACGTAGATATTGAAGGTGTTTATAGAACAGAATATGATTTAATACGAAGATATCGTGAAATGGCACTTCACCCAGAGTGTGATAATGCCATTGAAAGTGTTGTTAATGAAGCAATTGTTAGTGATCTATATGATTCACCGGTAGAAATAGAACTAACAAATTTAAATGCTAGTGATAGATTAAAAGAAGTTATTAGAGCAGAGTTTAGATATATTAAAGAAATCATGGATTTTGATAAAAAATGCCATGAGATTTTTAGGAATTGGTATATTGATGGTCGTTTATTTTATTTAAAAGTTATTGATCAAAAAAATCCAGAATCAGGAATTCAAGAATTAAGATATATTGATCCCATGAAAATCAAGCACATCCGTCAAGAAAAAAAGACGGAAAATGGTGCTAATGGATATAGGA